CTGTTGCTTATAGCCTGCTGACAATGGCAAACACCAAGATCACTGACATCATGGAGTGGGATGACTCTGGCAATGTCAGGGTAAAGGCCAGTTCCAAGATTCCTGAACACGCACTGCAATCCATCAAAAAGATCAGCCAGCGTGTGGACAAAGAGGGCAACGCTGTCATTGACATCGAATTGTTCGACAAGGTACAAGTCTTGAGGATTCTGGCTAAGGCATCTGGTTTGCTAGATACACCGGATGATGGTCAGAAGCCTAGCGTCATTGGCGTGAACATTCATGGTCCTGATGTCCAAGATGTAGAAGCCAGAGAATGACGTTCTGGATCATGTTGCCTCTGTGCATTGTGGTGGTGATCTTCTTTCTGCTACTCAAAAGCATGGCAGAGCATATGCAAGAAGCCTATCGACTAGAAGAAAGAGACAAACGAAATGAGCGATCAGGTCGCAGGTATTAACATTGATCTAAGGGCTAGCCCGACTGCTTTCAAATTCCTGCAAGACAAAGCATTCGTTACTGGTCTGATGGGGCCAGTCGGTAGCGGTAAGTCATACGTCTGTGCCGCCAAGATAATGATCCGCGCTGTCCAACAAAAACCATCTCCAGTCGATGGCATCCGGTACAGCAGGTTTGTCATTGTGCGTAACAGCTACCCCGAACTGAAAACCACAACACTGAAGACTTGGGCAGACCTGTTCCCTGAGAACATCTATGGCCCGATTCTGCATACCCCCCCAATAACTCATCATATAAAGCTACCTCCTCGTGGGGACGCTGCTGGCATTGACTGTGAAGTTATCTTTCTGGCTCTTGACCAACCCAAAGATGTCCGAAAGTTGCTCTCCCTGGAACTTACCGGAGCCTGGGTCAACGAGGCCAAAGAACTACCCAAAGCAGTCATTGATGGACTCACCCACCGAGTGGGACGCTACCCAACCAAGCGAGATGGCGGTGCTACATGGCATGGCATCTGGATGGATACCAACCCAATGGATGACGACCACTGGTGGCATCGTCTGGCAGAGAAAGAACCCATCACCGGAAAGTACGCCTGGAAGTTCTTTAAGCAACCAGGTGGTGTGATTGAGGTTCCATCTGACCAACTACCAGAGAATCCTGAAGCCAATGACCACATCTTTGCGTCTGGCAAATGGTGGAAGATCAATCCAAAGGCTGAGAACATCAAGAACCTCCCGCCTGGCTACTATCTCCAGCAGTTGGCTGGCAAGACTCTGGACTGGATTCGGTGCTACGCCGAGGGAAAGTACACCTTTGTGCAAGATGGCAAACCAGTCTGGCCTGAGTACGACGACAACATCATGTCTACCGACATCGAGCCTGATCCGAACTTCCCGATTCAGGTCGGATTGGACTTTGGTTTGACACCTGCCGCTGTTTTTGGACAAAGAATGCCCTCTGGACAGTGGCGTGTCCTGCATGAAATTGTAACCTTTGACATGGGTTTGGAGCGATTCGGACAAACACTGACCGCTGAACTGCAAACCAGGTTCCCCAAGTATGAGGTTCGCATCTGGGGTGACCCCGCTGGTATGCAAAGAGATGCCATTTACGAGACAACTGCCTTTGAATACCTGCGTTCTCTGGGTCTGAGAGCAGAACCCACGGCAACCAACGACTTCAAGGCTCGTCGGGAGGCGGCTGCCAGCCCGATGAACCGCATGGTTCAGGGCAAACCGGGGTTGCTGGTCAACAAATCCTGCAAGTTATTGCGCAAATCCCTGTCTGGTGGCTACCACTTCAAGCGAATTGCGGTCGGTGCAGGCCAAGAACGCTTCCGGGATACCCCGAACAAGAACGAACACTCCCACGTTGGTGACGCTTTTGGCTACCTGATGACCGGGGGCGGCGAATATCGCCAGCTAACCAGGGGTTCGCAGGCCCAAAAGACCAGCACATTCGTCGCACAGACCACGACAAACACCGATTTCGATGTCTTCTCCTGATATTTACAAGGAACTGCCGACCTTTGAGGGTCTGATCTGGGTTCCGTTCCAGTTGGGACACGCCGCCGTGATGAATATCCAGGCACAGAACTTCCAACACCTGTCCCGGGCTGTGCCAATCATGGATATGCTGGCGTTCCAGGCGGCAAAGGGTCATGCTATCACTGCGATATTACATGGTCGTCCAGTGGGGTGCTGTGGGGCAGTGACTCTGTGGCCTGGGGTGGAGGAACTCTGGATGATTACAGAGGAGAGAGGGCGAAAATTCGCCTTAACCATGACCAAAGCGGCGCTGGTTTATCGTGATTTCAGAGTGAAAGCAGGAAACTTGCATAGATTGCAAATAGTCGTAAGATGCGATGACGAACGTGCTGTCAAGTGGGGCAAAGCCATAGGGTTCCACATCGAGGGTCGCATGGAAAAGTACGGTCCTGACAAGGCAGATTTCTTCATTATGGCTAGGAGTTGAACATGAGTGGACTTTTTGGTGGTGGTGGTGGTGACGGTGGCGCAGCGGCTCGTCAGATCGAGCAACAGCGTGAGCAACTGGCAAAGCAAGAAGCTGAACTGAATGCTCAGAAGACGGAAGCCGCACAGAAGGCACAAGCCGGCATGATGGCTCGTCGCCGTGGTGGTTTGGCTCAGTTGTTGTCTACCGAGCGTGAAGATGCCGCTACTGGTATCCAGACGACCAACAAGCTAGGCGCTGGTCCGATGACCGGAGGCTGAAATGGAAGACAAGAAAAAAGAAAAGATGCAGGCGAAAGTCGGCAAGGTCATGCGCGAGTGGAAAGCAGGAACCCTGCATTCTGGTAAAGGCGGTCCTGTCGTCAAGAGCCAGGCGCAAGCCACCGCGATTGCAATGAGCGAAGGCCGCAAAGCTGCCGCCAAGAAATAAGGATGGAGGCCAATCATGGCAGTCATCCTGATTGATCGTGAGTCAGAAGATACATCAGCGCAGTTTGTTGCGCTGACTCACAAGAACAACGCTGGAACAAACGTGGTTTCAGGTGCTGATGCGCCTGTCATTATGGTTGATGTAAACCATCAGCGCAACCATGATGGTCGGGCATTCTTTGCCTACAAACTTTATCCAACTTCAAACAAGTTGGCGGCAGGAGCCAGCATCGACATCGTGATTGCCTCGCCTGCTGGTGTGTTCCCTCATCTGACGGTGGAAGCATTTTGCCAAGGTGATGCTGAGTTCTATATGTACGAAGGTACAGCCACCAGCGGTGGAACTTTGTTTACTCCTCTTAACCGCAATCGAAACTATGCGGTAAGCAATCCGAGCCAAAGCGCAATGGTGATCAATCCAACCGTCACCTCGCTTGGAACTGAACTAGATGGGCAGATTGTTCCTGGTGGTGTTGGTAAGAAAGCTGGGGGTGGTGATTCTTCAATGCTGGAATACGTCCTGAAGCCTTTGACCAACTACCTGTTTCGCCTGACCAACGTGAACGGCACAGCCCATGCCGCATCACTAACCATAGAGTGGTACGAATAATGGCTACCAAAAACCTCACCGCCGAACCCCAACGAGACTTTACCAAGGGCGAATGCCCAGAAGTTCTCAAGAACAAGCGACTCAGCATTGAGAACCATCAAATTTGCATTGTCAAAGCAGACCTTGGACCGCCAAACCCCAAGATGCCAGAGGTTATCTTCTGGTTGATGAAGTCTGCCAAGTGGAACGTCAGCGAGTATGCGGCTCGTGAGATGGTCTGCGGGAACTGCGGTCATTACTGGAAGACCAAGTTCATTGACGACTGCATGAAACAGTACGAGCAGGTTACCCCGCCTGAAGTCGACCCGGAATGGGTGGACACAGGTGAGTCTGGTGGGTACTGCGACGAGTGGGACATCCCTTGTACGCACTCCCGCACCTGCAACACATGGGAACCTGGTGGCCCGATCACGGATGCCAAAGGCAAAAACACGCTCGAAGATGAAGACGATGAGGGAGAAGATTGATGGCTGATTTAACTGTTGACCAGTTGCTCAAGCGACAGAAAATCGCTCAGAACAAGAAGGAAGACTTCCGTTCTCTGTACGAGGATGCGATGGAGTTTGCCCTCCCGCAACGCAACCTCTATGGTGGCGAGTACGAAGGTCGTGTCGGTGGCAAGAAGAAGATGAGCCGAGTCTTTGATTCGACTGCCATCAACTCTACCCAACGCTTTGCCAACCGTCTGCAATCAGGCATCTTCCCGCCCCAACGCAAATGGTGTCGTCTGGAGTCAGGCACTGACATCCCGCCCAACCGCAAGTCTGAACTGCAACGAGCCTTGGACTTGTACAACGACAAGATGTTCGCTGTACTGAAGCAGTCCAACTTTGACATTGCGATGGGCGAGTTCTTGCTGGACTTGTCTGTTGGTACTGCCGTGATGCTGGTTCAGTCTGGCGATGCTGTCAGCCCGATCAACTTTATCCCTGTCCCGCAATACCTTGTAAGTTTCGAGGAAGGTGCAAACGGTCAGGTGGATAACGTCTACCGCAAGATGCGTCTGAAAGGCGAGGCCATCCAGTTGCAATGGCCTGATGCCAAGATTCCCCCGGAGGTTCAAAAGCAGATTGCTGACAAGCCGACTGAGGAAGTTGACCTCCTCGAAGCCACGGTGATGAACATCGACAGGGGTGATTACACCTACTACGTTGTTCACGAGAAGACCAAGACGATGCTGGTCAAGAAGAAGATGAAGACTTCTCCTTGGGTGGTTTCCCGGTACATGAAGGTGGCAGGTGAAATCTATGGTCGTGGGCCAGTCCTGACCGCACTGCCTGACATCAAGACGCTGAACAAGACCAAGGAACTGCTGCTGAAGAATGCTTCACTGGCTATCACTGGCGTGTACACAGCGGCAGATGACGGTGTTCTGAATCCTGCAAACGTGAAGATTGTGCCTGGTGCGATCATTCCGGTGGCTCGTAATGGTGGTCCCCAGGGAGATGCCATCAAGCCTCTGCCTCGTGCTGGAGACTTCAACGTCACCCAGATTGTGATCAATGACCTGGTTCAGTCTATCAAGCGCACCTTGCTGGACGAGAGCCTGCCTCCTGACAACATGAGCGCCAGATCAGCTACCGAGGTGGTCGAGCGCATGAAGGAACTGTCTCAGAACTTGGGTTCAGCCTTTGGTCGTCTGATCAACGAAACCATGATTCCGATGGTCACCAAGATTCTGGAGATCATGGACGAGCGTGGCCTGATTGACCTGCCTTTGCGGATCAACGGACTGGACGTTAAGGTTAGCCCTGTCAGCCCCTTGGCAATGGCGCAGAACATGGATGAGGTGCAGAACATTATCCAGTTCATGCAGATTGCCCAAAGCCTTGGCCCGGAGGGTCAGATGGCTGTGAAGATGGGTAGCGTTGCTGACTATATCGCTGACAAGTTGGGTGTTCCTGCAATGATCAGGACTAGCCCGGAGGAGCGTGCCCAGATGATGCAACAGATGCAACAACTGGCAATGCAAGCACAACAGGCGCAGGCTCCAGCCGCAGGAGCACCAGCATTAGAAGGGGCCATGTAAATGGCAGGATGGGATGATTTGGAAGGCTCACAGGAGTTTGAGCCTGATCAAAAGGGTGTTGACCTGAATCTGATGTTCGCAAGAACTTTCAGCACAGATGAGGGTAAAAAAGTTCTAGCATGGATGCGAGACTTCTATTTGGAGCAGCCATGTTGGGAGCCTGGTGCGGATACGTCACTGGGTGTGTTCCGAGAGGGACAAAACAGTGTGATCCGCGATATTGAAACACGAATGCGAAAGGCAAAACTTAAATGAGCGAAGCAAATGACAACCCTGGCCTGCTGGAAGCAGCCGCCGCTGAAGGCGATGCAGAAGGGCAGACAACCGAGGGCCATGAGCAAAGCATCAGTCATACCAATCCTGATCCTAATGCTGATGATGGCCCCCTAGAGCGCCCTGATTTCTGGCCTGAGAAGTTCTGGAATAAGGACAAGGCAGAACCTGATCTGGAGGGGATCAGCAAGTCTTATGTGGAATTGGAAAAGAAGTTCCGAGCAGGAGGCCACAAAGCCCCTGAAGACGGCAAATATGAGTTAGAAAGTCTTAATCTCAAAGCAGATGACCCGGTGGTCAGTGCTTATGTGGGTTGGGCACAGAAGTACGGTATCTCCCAGTCTGCTTTCGAGGAACTGGCTCGTAGTGTCAACGAGATCGGTGGGCGCAACATGGAGTCTGCCCAGGTCAATATGCAGGCAGAACTGGAGGCTTTGGGGCCAAACGCCAAGGCTGTGATTGCTGACATGGCTACCTGGGGTCGTGGCATGGTGCAGAAGGGCATCTGGAGCCAGGAGGAGTTCCAGGAGTTCACCAAGTGGGGTGACACCGCCAAAGGCATTAAAGCCCTTTCTAAGCTACGCCAGACCTATGAGGGTAGGGTTCCTGTGGAAACGCTCAAATCCAACACTGAGGGCAGCGTATCCAAGGAAGAACTGGATGCTATGGTGGGGAGTCCTGAGTACAAGAATAACCCTGCTTACCGAGCCAAGGTTGAAAAACTCTTTGAGAAGATGTACGGTTAACCCGCACTGCCATGAGGGTTTGACCCCTGCTTGACAGGGGTCTTTTTTTTGGCATAATCCAAACCGTTGTCGTTGCACACAACAAATGAAGCCGCTTACTCATGCGTCTGGCCCCGGGGCTACCGGGGGTGCAACCCGGATGCAGCAGTAAGTGGCTTTTTTGTTTTCTACGATGACTCGGAATCCATGCGGTACGTCGGTGGTGGAGTCTTAAATAACCCTGTTACACGAGCCAGCCAAAGCAGGGAAGGTGGGCTAAGAATAGAGCCTGGTGGTTGCGGTAGGAGCCTCGCTTATGCGCCTCTAGCCGTTTAAGTCTGTTCAGTGTGAAGCGATGGCATGGCTCCGTAGGGCAAGCATCGAGGCACAGAGCGAGCTGTATTCACTTACGGTTAGGCTGTGCTTTGCTCCAACATTCACCATAGGGCAATTATGAGAATCTGTAAGTGTGGAGGTAGATTAAGCCAATCGGAGTTAACCACTGGCAGGGAACGGTGGGTTTGCCTGGATTGTGGCAGGTATGAAATATTTGCAAAAAAAGACTTGACAAGTACACAAAATGCTTATAATCGGGCCATGGACAACCGAAAGGCCCATGATGGCTGTGATCAGCCCAGGGGTGCGCTGTAAGGCACAAGTCACGGCCCGGAGCGATCTGGACAACCAGCGGCGATAAAACTCTTTATCAACCGTTTTCAGGAGAAAACAAATGGCGATTAGCATTTCTAACGCATTTGTAACCCTGTTCGATACGGAAGTTAAGCAGGCATATCAAGCTGATGCTGTGCTGCGTAACACTGTCCGTCTTCGCACTGGCGTTACTGCGTCAACCCACAAGTTCCCCAAGATCGGCGCTGGCGTTGCCCAGGTTCGCGTTCCGCAAACCGATGTGACCCCGCTGAACGTCACCTATTCGCAAGCAACCGTGACTCTCACGGACTACATTGCTGCTGAATACAGCGACATCTTTAACCAAGCCAAAGTCAACTTCGACGAGCGCCAAGAACTGGTGCAAGTGGTTGCCAAGGCTATTGGTCGTCGTAGCGATCAGATGATCATTGATGCTCTGTCTGGTTCGGGCACGACCCTGACCGTGGCTAACAGCATTGGTGGTGCTACGACCAACATGAACATGGCTAAACTCCGTGAAGCACAGCGTTTGATGAACGCCAACAACGTGCCGATGGAAGAACGCTACATTGTCATGCACGCTTCGCAACTGTCGAACCTGCTGTCGGAAACGCAAGTGACCTCCAGCGACTTCAACAGCGTGAAGGCTCTGGTGCAGGGCGAGATCAACACGTTCATGGGCTTTACGTTCAACGTGATTGGTGACCGCACTGAAGGTGGTTTGACTGGCGGCGGCTCTGGTGTTGACCGTGTTGTCTACGCCTATCACAAAATGGCTGTCGGTATGGCTGAAGCAATGGCTGTTCGCAGCGAGATCAACTACATCCCCGAGAAGACCTCGTGGTTGGTTGCCTCGATGTTCTCCGCTGGCGCTATCGCTATCGACGCTGGTGGTATTGTTGCCATTACCTGCCGCGAATAAGGAGTAAATCATGGCTTTTTCCGCAACTGGCTTTAATGCTATTGGTGGTCAGTCCAAGTCGGGCAATGCTCCGTCTATCTGGACTTACTCCAGCACTGACGCTCAATCAGTGATTCGTGTCTCTGGCTACTTCAACAGCGTGTCTTCGGTGTTGAAAGTTGGCGACATCATTTTCTGTTACAGCGCAACTGGCGGCACGCCCGTCATGTCTACCGCTTATGTGGTCAGCAACGCTTCTGGCGTGGTTGACATCACTGACGGTGTGACTGTTACCGCTACCGATACTGACTAATCGGTAACTAAGTGAATCGGCCTGCTACTGGAATTCTGGTGGCAGGCCATTCTTACATCTGAGGTGACACATGGCTGCTGGCGATACAGATATTAGAGTTTGCTCTGATGCCTTGCTGATGATTGGTCAGAAGGCTATTTCTTCATTCAATGAAGGCACTGACGCATCCAACATCTGTGACCGCATCTACCCTGGTGTTAAGAAGTCAACTCTCCAGTCTTTCCCCTGGAGTTTTACTTTCAAAAAGGTGCAGTTGGCTCAGACGACCAACACGCCTGTCAACGAATACAAGTACGAATATCAGCTACCTTCTGACCGTCTTGGCACGATCAGGAGAGCATTCAACAGTTCTGCCGTTGGTGCAAGGACGTTCAGCCAGTGGACGATCCAGGGCGACAAGCTACTGACCAACGAGGAAACGGTGGTCATTGACTACCAGTATCTCCCGACAGAATCGGAGATGCCTTCTTATTTCATCCAGTTGCTGAAGTACATGATGTGCTGGCATCTGGCAACCCCCATGACCGACCAAGATGCCAAGGCTCAGTATTGGCAGTCCATTGCTGTGGGTTCTCCCGGTGAGAACAACCGTGGCGGCTACTTCCGCACTGCAATGGTTATCGATGGTCAAGGAACAACGACCCAAGCGTTTGAAGACTTCAGCCTGGTTGCTGTGAGGTTCTGATGACTCGGATTGTTTCGATTCAAACGAACTTCTCCAGCGGGGAGATCGACCCTTTGCTTCGTGCCAGGGTTGACCTGCAACAGTACCAGAACGGCGCAGAATCGCTTACAAACGTGGTGGTGCAACCCCAGGGTGGGGTAAAGCGCAGAGGCGGTCTACGGCACATTTTTGAGATTCCTAGTGCGGCATCTCCCGCCAATGGAACCCGATCTGTTCCGTTTGAGTTCTCCGTTGACGATCACTATATGTTAGTGTTCGCTAACCAGCGGATGTATGTGTTCAAGAATAAAGCCTTGATCACGAACATCAACGGTAGCGGGAACGATTACGCAACGACGACGAACATCACCAGTTCGATCTTGTCCACCATGTGCTGGACTCAGAGTGCTGATACTTTGATCATCACGCACAAGGACATCAACCCGATCAAGATCGTTCGTGGGGCAACGGATGCAAGCTGGACTGTCAGCAATATCTCGTTTGTTGGTATTCCAAAATATCAATTCACGGCATCGTTATCAAATCCTGCCGCAACCCTGACTCCTTCTGCTGTTTCTGGCAGTGTCACATTGACTGCAAGTGCTTCTGTTTTTACGGCTGGAAGTGTTGGTCAATACATCAATGCAGACCCGCAGGGCAGAGCAAAAATTGTTTCTTATACCAGCGGCACTGTTGTTCGTGCTGTAACTGAAATTCCATTCTTTGATACCAGTGCCATTGCCAGTGGCTCTTGGGAACTTGAGGCTGGCTATGAGGACGTTTGGTCGTCAACCAAGGGCTGGCCTCGGACTGCTACGTTCCATGAGGGGCGGCTGTACTTTGGCGGCAGTAAGAACCGTCCCTCTACCGTCTGGGGTAGCAAGGTCGGACAGTTCTTTGACTTCCTGCCTGATCAAGCCTATGACGACGATGCTGTCGAGGCAACGCTAGACACCAACAGCCTGAACGTGATCATTGACATTATCAGTGGTCGTGACTTGCAGGTGTTTACCAGCGGAGGTGAGTTCTACGTTCCGCAGCAGGGTCTGGAACCAATCACCCCGACCAACTTCTTTGTGAAGGCAATCAGTCGTAACGGTTCTCGTGAGGGTATTCGTTGCAACACATTGCAGTCTGGGACACTGTATATCCAGCGCCAGGGCAAGACCCTCAACGAGTTCTTATACAGCGACACAACCCTGTCCTATGTCAGCCAGTCAATCAGTCTGTTGTCTGGTCATCTGATCGTGTCTCCTGTCGAATTAGCACTGAGAAAGTCAATCAGTACCGACGAGGCAGACACACTGTATATCCTGAACGGCGACGGAACGATTGCCAACTACTCGGTTCTGCGTCAGCAAAACGTGGTTGCACCCAGTAAATTGACAACGGATGGGCTGTTCAAAGACATTGGTGTAGACATTGAAGATACCTATGTCGTGGTTTCTCGGACGTTTAACGGAACGACCAAGTATTTCGTTGAGGTCTTTGAAAGCGCATTGTTCACAGACTGTGCGTTTACTGGTGGCGTTGCGACGACCATTACTGGACTACCGCACATTGCTAAATCTCTGAACGTCATTGCTGACGGTTCTGTGCTGTCAAACGAAACTGTGAGTGGTGGTGGATCAATCACAATGGATCGAGCCAGCACGACCAGTTACGAGGTTGGCCTGCCGTTTGACATCTCTTTGGTGACCTTGCCGATTGAGCCTCGCCTGTCTGCTGGTGTGCGTACTGGATTCGTGAAGCGTGTGGTGGAAGTCAACGCAATTCTGTACAAGACTCAGCACTTGCTGGTCAACGGCAACCTGGTTCCAATCCGGACGTTTGATACACAGAACATTCTGGACAACGATATGCCTGAGTTTACTGGCACGAAAACTGTGTCTGGTATCTCTGGATACGACCAGGATGGACAGATCACCATCTCACAGAATTTGCCTCTCAAGTTGAACCTGCTTGGTCTTGAGTACAAACTGTCTGTGTACGGAGGCACATAATGGAAGCAGTTGGAGTAATGGAGATAATTAAGATAGTTGGTGCTGTTGCATCAGCTTCTGCACAGATGCAGCAGGCTGAAGCGCAGGCTAACCAGATGCGTCTTCAAGCGCAACAGGCTGAATTGCAAGGTCGCCAGAATGCCTTGAACTACAACCGCCAAGCTAACGATATTTTTAACAGACAGCAACGTCTTGGGGCAACTGTTCGCGCTCGTGCATCTGCTGGCGGCGTTGACCCATTTACTGGTAGCCCACTGACGGTTGATCAGATGAATGCTCAGAAGGCTGGTCGTGAATTCCAGATCAGCATTGAAAATGCAGAGATGGCAAGGTCTGGTGGACTTGCACAGTCTCAGTCTTTGTACGCCGCCGCAAGTGCTGCCGAGGAATTTGGTGTGATGAAGGCTATTGGAAGTGCTGGAATGAGTTATGCCATGATGGGCCAAACCAAGATTCCTGGCATTCCGGGTGGCGCTCCGGTGGTGGACATGAGCCGTCCTGATCCAACTATTATGAGGGGTTAACAATGCCTGAATTGCCCCGCTATGAAAATATAGGCGTTCAGTACGCTGATTTGCCCAGAATCTCCACCGCCCCGCAACAAGTCCGGGCGCAGGGATACGCTGACATTGGCGCACAGATTGATCGGATGACATCGTTCTTCCAGAATCAAGCCGCCAAAGATGCTGAGAAAGCTGCGCTCAAGTACGCTGTTGAATTTCCGCCTACCCAAGAACAACTGGAACTTGCCAAGCAAACTGGCGAGATGCCAAAGATCGAGGGTGCTGGTCGAATCTTCCAAGAAACTTACAACAAGGCTTCTGCCCACATTCTTGGTAGCGAGTTGCTGACTCAGTTCCAAAACCGTCAGTCTGATCGTCTGATGCGTATGGAGCGTGGTGAGGTCATCGATCCGGTGCAGTTCCAGAAGGACTTGCGTGACGACATTGATGGAACGACTGCGGTACTCAAGTCGCTTGATCCTGAGACATCTATTCGCTTTCGGGCACAGATGTCCACCGTTGGTCATGCCGCATACAAGCAAGCACTGGTGTTTGACGAGAAGGCTCGTCAGGCCACATACATTGCTGACATTGAGCAATCTTTGCAGAAGATTCGCGCTCCGATTGAGAACGTGATCAAGCAATATCTCCAGCCTGGTGTTGACCCTGATACTGGTCAGATGCGACCAGGTATGCCGGTTGATAAGCTGGAGCAGGTCCTGCAAAACATGATCTCTCCGTACACCAGTGCAACCAGTATCCGCATGGCTGGTGGCAACAAGTACGCGCTGGAAGCCTACAAGATTGTTGAGAATGCAAAGATTGGTGCGCTGGTTGGTCAGATGACTGACCGCACCTTTGCGCCTAATGCTGGTGTCGCTGCTCAGAAGTTGCTTGCCGGGGATGCAGGTAACTTGACTCCTTTGCTTGGTAACCTCACGCAAGAGGCAAAAGACAAACTGCGTGAAACTGTGATCAAGTCTTACTCAGACATTGAGTCTCTGCGTAAGATTACCGAGGCAGAAGCAAAGGCAGCAAACAAGGACAAAGCAAAGCCACTGATTCTGGAGATGCTCAATCCCGGTACGTCACAAAAGCGCAAGATTGAGATTGCCGCAAGCATGATTGATCTTGAGCAGATGACTGCCGATCAAGCCATTGCGTATACCAAACCTCCAAAGCCAGAAGCCAATCCTGTTCTGTTTGCACAAATTTATGACGGTGTTGTGCGTGGTCAGTATAAGAATGTTGGAGAACTGACTCAGTTTTCCAGAAGTCTGTCTGAGGGTGAGTTCCATACATTGACTCGCTCACTGGTGGATAAGGGTCATCAAAAGGCTATCAGCGATCTGACGATTGAGGCTGGAATTACCAGTGCTTTCATTGATCCTGGTCTTGAGAAACTCAAGAAAAAGCAAAAGCTGATTGACTTGTTTACCGAGGAACTTAGTAAGAAGGCTCCTAATGACCGAGGTGTTTTGACATTTCAAACTCCTGATCAAGCCGTAAGAAATGCAATCACTCGTTACAGCGGCGACAAGTTAATCAACGATAAGAAAGACAAGCGCGATAAAGCTGTCAAACTAATCAACGACACATATGCAAAATTCCCTAATCTTGTTCAGCCAAACTTGCCATTAGAGCAGTGGGACTTTAACAAAATCAAAGGGTTTGATTCTGGTACTCTTGATAAGCTGAAGAAGCAAAGAGAAATCTATATTCAGAACATTGACTAACCATGAGCATCGAAAAAGAACTGAGACAGAATTGGGATAGCGTTGTCTATCCCGAGCCAGATGTTCCCGAGCCGCCTATGTTGCTTGCGGCTGGTCCTGCTGATCAGGCGGTGGTTAGCGATGCTGGCGCTGGTCGTGGTTCGTATGCTGGATACAACCCTAGAGCAGCACAGTTGAATCTTGAGCCACAAGCCAAGATGGAGTCTTACGATCCAACAGTTCGCCAGAAGATTGCTGACCTGTTGCAATCTGGTTTTGAGTCAATGGGTGTTCCTCGATATGAGGCTAGGAAAAACGCTCAGACCATTATGGGTGGCGAGTCTAGCAATCTTCCGTTAAACATTGGGATTGCTGATTTCCTTCCGTTCTTGGGTACAACCATGCAAACCGAGGAAGCGGCAGTAATGGCAAAAGAAGCTGCTCAAGATTTAAATGCTGGCAGATATGGAGATGCCGCATTGAAATCTGGCATTGCAGCAATCAGCACATTGGCTGGAGCGCCTGGCACAATAAAGGCTAGTAAGTCAATTGCCAAGGCTGTAAAATCTTCGGCTAAGGGAGTCGAGTAATGGCTATCCAACCACTTGATCAGAAGCTAGACAAGATCGCTCAATCTGCCGCTGACTTTGAGCAGGGTTCCGAGGGAACGGTTTTGCCGTCTTCTGATCAGGATGTCCAGCAAGTAGGTCAGACCACCGGGGAAATGGCGCTGGAGCCTGACTTCCAGGTTGCTGGTGGCCTGCCTAGTGAAATTCTCAAAAGGCTCACCAAGGTCGATATTCGCGCTCCTAAGACTCCATCAGTTACTCCTGAAGCTGCGACGTCAGTTATCGTCAATGATACCGCTAAATCAGCCGTAGCATCTGGAGTGACCAACAGTCCCATGACGGCAAAAACTGCCGCTAGGATTGAAGCTGGTAAAAAGCCTGAGATCACTCCGGAAGCATTCTCGTCTGAGCGCAAGGACGTTGCCGATCTGAGAGCGACGACTGACCCTGCTTTGGAGAAGCCTCCAGTTACTGCGTTCAATCTGCCAGTAATGGATACCACTGAATCCATCAAGACCACCGTGGAAACGATGGCTCGGATGGGCGGCGTTGAAACCAAGACGATCACGTTCGACGATGTTCGTGCTGCTGCGGAAAATGCTGGTCTTGGTCCTAAGTTTATTGACGACCTGACCAGCAACAAACTACAGGTCAATCCTAAAAACACCTTCAAAGCACTGAATGCGATGGTCGCCAGTGCCCAGCATCTGGATGGACTTGCAGCCAAGGTATCCAACGGAACTGCAACTCCCACCGAGTTAGCAGAGATGGCTCAAACCATCCATTTCCACAACCTGCTCCAACAAAGCGTCAAAGGTTACCAGACCAACGTGGCGCAATCTCTGGCTGTCATGCGTATGCCGCGAGATGGCGCTGTGGATATTTCCACTATCCTAGAGAACCTCGGAAGCGACACTGATATTGTCAAGTTCGCACAGGCTTACAGTAACCTGAAGACTCCTGAAGGTAAGGCAGAACTTATCAAGGGGATGGCTCAAGGTAATCCTTGGGAAAAGTTGTTCACTGTGTATGTGAACGGCATATTGTCCCGGCCTGGTACTCAGATCAAGAACGCACTGAGCAATACCATCTTCCTGCCGTACCGCATGGCAGAGCGAACCACTGCCGCTGCCGCAGGTACGTTGCGCCGTGGCATTGGTCTTGGCGCTGACGAGTCTTATGAGTTGATGGAAGTGCCGACCATGTTGGCATCGACTGGTCTTGCCGTTAAAAATGGTCTTGAGTTGATGGCATATGCTTTCAACAATGGTGTTCCAAAAGGCTGGACTGACCCGACCAAGATTGCTCGTCAGCAAGCCAGGATGGACCTGATCAACTTCAAGGACGATGGCTCTTTGTTGAGCACTGGTCTTAAGGCAATTAACTTTGTTACGACTCTGCCTGGTCGCAGTCTGATGTCTGCTGATGAGTTCTTCAAGGGTGTTAACTATACCTATGAATTGGCAGCAGAAACGACTCGAACTGGTATTCGTGCATACGACGATGCACTGAAGGCTGGTGGTGATATTCCTGCCGCACTTAAAGCGCAGGCTGATGCCATTGACCAGTTCACTCTGAACCCACCTGACTACATTACTGGTCTTGCAGAGACTGGTACGTTTACCCAAAAGCTAACAGGGGCTATTGGGGAGATGCAAGCCTCAATGAATCCGAACAGTGCGACAGGGTTTGCTCTGCGTACCCAGATGCCATTCATTTCAACGCCTGTCAACGTGATGGGTGAGGTTGTTTCTCGTACCCCACTGGCATTTGCAACCAAGTCATTCTGGTCAAACATTGCGGCTGGTGGCAAAGAAGCTGATATGGCAATGGCAAAGGTTGGAATGTCCAGCGCCGCCATCTATACATTCTCGCAAATGGCATCCAATGGAATCACTACTGGCTCTGGCCCCGGCGACAAAGGAACTCGTCAGGCAATGGAGCGTCAAGGCTGGCAACCGTATAGCTTTGTGATTGACACCAGCGGCATGAAAGAGGATGTGCGTGATCTGTTCTCGCAGTTCCCTGGCAGTGTTCGTTTTGGTTCTGGTGACTACTCTGGCAAGGTGTTCCTGTCCTATCAGGGCTTTGAACCTGTTGGTGCTTTGTTGGCGATTGGAGCAGACTATGTTGACTATGCTCGGTACGAGCAGGACGACAGTCGCTTGAATGCCTATGTTGGTGGGGCGGTGTTTGGCGTTGCCAACTATATGCTTGAGCATCCGTTCCTGACTGGTGTTGGAAACATTGCATCATTGATTGGTGGCAATGTACCAAACAGCCGAGAGCATCTGGTCAACATCATCAACGGCATTGCAAAGATTGGAACAACTACTGCTCTCAAGTCAGTTGAGCCTTTGAGTGGGTTTATCACCAGCACCAAGGAAAAGGTCGATCCCCTGCGTCGAGACTATCAAGCCGATCCCAATCTTGGCGCTGGCATCAAGGGTGTGATGGATGCCTTGAACAAGTGGAGAAGCGAGACTCCTGGCTTGTCTCAAGACTTGCCTCCTTTGCTTAACATCTGGTCTGAGCCTGTCCAGCATGAATTCTCATGGTCGCCACTTCGCATGAAGGCTGGAAAGCAGAATGAAGTTGATCAGGCTTTGATCCAGTTGAATGCAAACATTGCCATGCCGGGTCGTCAATTGTCCATGAAAGACCCTGACACTGGAATCAACTCCAGCACCAAGTTGACCTCTGAGGAATACAACGAAATGCTGCGTATTGCCAATGGTACGCTGGAACTTGAAAAGCGTGTCACTGCTGTGGTTGACTTGATCAAGCAAGATGCTGGTCGCAATGATCTGATACGTTATCAGAACATGATCAGTTCTGTGTTCAGTAACACCTTTGAAGATGCCAGAAAGATTCTGGCGAATGACAGTCTTTATGCGACTGACATCCAGCAACGTATCCGAGATAAAGCGCAACGCCTGAAAGAATTTGGCAAAGGAGCAAGATAATGGCTTACCCGATTTCCAACGTATCACGACGAGTCCAGTACACTGGTAGTGCTGGTGTTGGTCCGTACTCATTTACATTTGAGATTCTTGCCAATACCGACATTGCTGTTTACAAGAACAGCACGCTGCTGACGTTGACCACGGATTATACCGTAACGATCAACGCTAATGGCACTGGCTCTGTGACGCTTGTGTCTGCTGCAACTGGTTCAGATACTGTCACCATTTTTGGTTCTCGCGCACTACAAAGAACCTCTGACTTTGTGACTGGTGGCGACCTATTTGCCAACACGCTGAACGACGAACTCGATAGCCTGGTCATCTTCACTCAGCAGAACAAAGAAGAAATTGATCGCTCACTGCAAGCGCCAGTGACTGACCCGACCACCATCGACATGACGCTTCCTGGTAAGACAAGTCGTGCTGGTTATGTGCTGTCGTTCAATTCCAGTACCGGCAACCCTGAGGTTACGACTACTGTGGGTCAGATTAACCAGGCTGGAACGTATGCCGCCAATGCTTTGGCTAGTCAAAATGCTGCCGCAGCTTCTGCCGCAGCCGCACTGACAAGCGAGGGCAATGCCGCTACGTCAGCTTCTTCTGCCTCTGCTTCTGCCACTGCCGCCGCCGCATCTGCTAACAGTGGTATGTATAGCGCAGTGCAAGACAAAAGCGCCAACTACACAATTGTTGCCGCTGATGCTGGTGACCTGATTCGTGTTAATACAAGTTCTGGTCCTGTTACCATTACTCTGCCTACTATTAACGCTACTGGTATTGGCGATGGCTTTAAGATTGCTATCGTCAAATGGACGAATGATGCCAATGCTGTGACAGTGCAACGATCCAGCACAAACACAATCAATGGATTAACTTCATATACCATTGGAAGCCAGTACACAAGTGTTACTGTCGTTGCTGATTCTGAAACTAGCCAGTGGTTTGGCGCTCCTTCTGGAATCTCTACTGCTAACACTGTTGTAGATGTATTTAATGGTACTGGTTCTCAAACGGCATTTACGATGTCGGGTGATCCTGGCACTGAGAACAATACGTTTGTGTATGTTGGAGGCGTGTACCAGCAAAAAGCTACCTACTCGCAAAGCGGAACAACTATCACTTTCTCGACTGCTCCTCCATCTGGAACTGGCAATATTGAGGTTATCTGGATTCAACCTCAAGCAATTGGTGTCCCGAGTGATAACACAGTAACAAGTGTAAAAATTGTTGATGGTTCTGTAATTAGTTCCAAGATTGCTGATGGTTCTGTAACTTCAGCAAAATTGACATCTAATCAACTGACTTTATCAAATGCGCTGAATGAAGCTGCTAGTGTAACCATTGCCTCTGCTTCTACGGTGGACATTGGCGCAGCATCTGCCAACACAATCACTATCAGCGGCACGACTACGATTACATCATTCGGGACAATTGCTGCTGGCGCTATTCGTCGAGTAGTATTTTCTGGAGCGTTGACGTTAACTCACAATGCAACGTCTTTGATTTTGCCTGGTTCTGCAAACATCACAACTGCTGCTGGTGATACTGCGGAACTCTTATCTCTTGGTTCTGGAAACTGGCGTTGTATTCGATATTCCCCGGCAAGTGGTTCATCTGTTACATCGGCATATACTGGTCCTAATTTTCAAGGATTTGGAACAAACGGCACGTTTACAGTTCCATCGGGTGTTACCCGCATAAGCGTATCTGTTTGGGCTGGCGGCGGTGGTGGTTCTGCCAGCAGTGGCGGCTGTGGTGTCTACGGTCAAATTGGTGGCGATGGTGGTTTTGCTAATGCTTTTATAACAGGACTTACTCCAGGAGCAACCATTGCAGTTACTATTGGTAGTGGCGGTGCGGGAGGCACTAATACCGGCAATGGCTCCGCAGGGGGAACATCCTCATTTGGTTCCTACATTACTTGTACTGGTGGGAGTGGAGGTACTTATAGTGCTGGTGGTGTTGCTACGCATGGTAGTCCTTCGGTTTCTGGCGCAACATATCGATTAAGAAGTTCGCCATACAACAGCAGTCCGGCTTTTAACAATGGCGGCGGCACTGCTGGTGGCTATGGCAGCGCTACTAATTCTGGAGGTGGGGGTGGTGGCTATGGTGGAGGCGGCGGCGCTGCGTCTTCTACTGCACCATTTGTTGGTAGAGCACTGGGTTCTGGGGTAGACGGTACTGCTGGTGGTGCTTCTACCGGAGGCGCTGGCGGGGGAAATGGTATAGCATCCAACGGAGGCGCTGGAGGAGGCGCTGGAGCTGCCGGTGGTGGCGGTGGTGGTGGTGGCGGTTATGTTTTGGTCACATGGTAAGGATAGGATATGAAAAAAGCATTGATTGACCCAACAGCGCAAGTACAGGTGATAACGGGTTGGACGCTTAACCCAGATACATCTGGTTCTAAATACCTTCCCGCACTGGTTACCATACCCAATTCTGCTCGTGTTGCGGAGGTAATCGACCAAGCGTTTGATGTTGCTCCGCCTTTGTTTTGGTTGGATTCTGCTGACAATGTTGTTGCTGACCAGTGGTATTACGATACTGCAACGCAGCAAATTATTGTTGTGCCGCCTTCTGCCCCGCTGCCTGGAACAACTGGAACTCAGGCCGTATGAGACAGATAACCCCGTACCACAATTTTGTGTATGCTGGAGCAGTATTTAATGTCTATCATGCAGACAAGGGTGATGGACTGCCAATGCACCAGCACAATTTTAATCACGCGAATTTGTGTCAGGCGGGGTCTTGCGTTGTTCGAGTGAAGGGCAGAGAGATTGTGATGAATGCTGATACTCAACCATTAGACTTACCAGCAGACATCCCGCACGAGATTGAAGCATTGGAAGACGGAACAGTGTTTGTTAACGTCTTCTCTGAAGGAAAGTATTAAGGAGAAAGAAATGGCACTGACACAAGTTCCTGTAAGCATGGTTGACTTCAGTGTTAACCCAACGCTATCTGGCGGCACAGCCAACGGAGTAGCGTACCTCAACGGCTCCAAGGTAGTCACCACTGGTTCTGCGCTGACTTTTGATGGGACCACGCTTGGTGTTGGTATTGCAGGTAGCGCATGGGATACCTTAAAAGCCGTTGATCTTGGAAGTGGCGGCGCAGTGTATGGAACTGCTGGTCAAGGTGGCATTACAGCAAACGCTTACTACGGTACAAGCGGATTTGTTTATAAAGCAACAAACGGCGCTTCAATTTACCAATTGGTCGCAGATTCTCATAGGTGGTCAACTGCTGCTAGTGGGACAGGTGGAACTGGAATTACGTTTACTGAAGGAATGCGCCTAAACAGCACAGGTCTGGGTATTGGGACGAGTTCGCCGGGTGCGAAATTGCATTCATCCAAAGCAGATGGGGGCTATGTATTCGCAGTGTCTGGAACTACCAAAGGGATGCGTGTCAGTACCGACGCAAACCAGACGTTGCTGCAAGGTGTAGACAACACGCTGACTGGTTCGTATCAGCCTCTAACTTTAGGCGGCAGTATTCTGCTATTCCAAACCAATGGAACAACCGAGGCAATGCGCCTCGACTCCTCCGGTAACCTCGGTATTGGGACGAGTTCGCCTTCGCCCGCTGGTTCTGGTCTGCACATCAGGGGCGCAGCCAACCAAGTTGCAATTAAGTTGGAGAACCCTCAAGCTCGAACTTTCCAGATTCTTAGCAATGGCTCCACTGGTGGTGGCGGCGCGGCTAATGGCAGCTTGGCAATTTACGACGATACCGCTGGTGCTGATCGCTTGGTGCTTAGCGCCTCCGGTAACCTAGGATTAGGAGTTACTCCTAGTGCTTGGAACTCAGTGCTTAAAGCCGTTGCTGTCGGCAGAGCAGGTTCAAACATTTTTGGACAGACAAGTGCAAACTTAACTGGTGTAACTGCTAACGCTATTTTTGATTCTTCTGATTGGAAATATGTAACCTCAGATAACGCCAGTCGTTACCAACAAAATAGTGGCGTCCATTCTTGGTACAACGCCCCCTCCGGCACAGCAGGTAACGCTATCTCGTTCACCCAAGCAATGACACTAGATGCTAGTGGGAATTTGGGGGTTGGGACTACAAGCCCTTCGACACGGCTTCACGCCAGTAACTCTACTGGAAGTGTAATTGTTAAAGCCGAGCGCACTTCTCCTGCCGGTAGTTTTTTCCAAGGCTTTGAAGCTGGAAGCAGCGGCGCCTTAATTGGTCGCTTTGGGCACAATAATGATTTAGTGCCTTTATTCTGCGGCACTACTTCAAACCACGCTCTTGGTTTTTATACCAACGACACAGAACGTGCCCGTATAACCAGCGGTGGTGAAGTCTATATTGCAGGCACTACCGATCAAGGCGCATATAACCTGCAAGTCAATGGCACGGGTGTATGGGGTGCTGGTGCATACGTCAACGGCTCTGATGCAAATCTTAAGGAAGAAGTGCAAGACCTTGCGCCTGCGCTGGATGTTATCGCCTCGCTGCGGCCTGTGACGTTCCGATACAAGGAAGATTACTCTAAAGATCAAAATGTTCAACCCGGCTTTATCGCGCAGGAGCTTCAGACCGCAATGGCTGGGCAGGCTTATGTTGATGGCGTGATTCAATCTGGGCCTCAGCATCTAAACGTGGCATATCAATCACTGATTCCACTGTTGACTAAAGCCATCCAAGAACTCAAAGCCGAATTTGACGCTTACAAAGCAACCCACCCCTGAAAGGTAAATCATGACTATCGCCTGGACAATCACTAATCTCGACCGCCGTACCTCTGACGGTTTCGTAACCACTGCTCACTGGACTGCCACGGCAGTAGATGGAGACTTCTCTGCCTCTATTTATTCCACCTGCGGTTGGGCAGAAGGGACTCCTGCGGTTCCTTATGATTCACTGACTCCTGAAGCTGTTCTGGCCTGGGTGTGGGCCTCTGGAGTGGACAAAGCAGCCACTGAAGCTGCCTTGGCTGCAAAGATCGCCGCACAGAAGAACCCTGTCACTGCTACTGGAACACCATGGAGCAACTGATGCAAGAGATAGAACTCAAACTCAATACAGACGAAGCCAACTTTGTTCTTGCTGTGCTTGGCAACTTGCCAACCCAGAGCAACGCTTGGCCTCTGATGCAGAAAATCAAGACCCAGGCCGAGGCCCAGGTGCAAGTACCTGCTGATCAAGACGTTGTGAAGTGATCATAAGGAAGGGATGATGTGATGGTTTCCACAGTTGAAGCACGCCTGCAAACACATGAAGAAGTGTGTGCCCATCGTTATGAACAGATCAACGCCAGACTCAAGCGTCTTGAGGGGATTATCATCAAGGTCGCTGGTGTGATGTTGTGCGGAATGGTTGGCGTTATTTGGTCATCAATACAAAGATGATGTGGACCCTTTCACCATCATGGCGGCGGCATCTGCCGCTGTCAAAGGGATCAAGAAAGCCTGCGAACTTTACAAGGAAGTAAAGGGTGTAGCCGGTAACGTCAAGGACGTACTGAAGGACATTGACAAACAGTTTGCTGGTAAGACGGTCAGCAAAGAGCAAGCAAAGCAGATTGAGCAAGAGAAGGAGAGAGTCAAGGAAGCATCACACACAGACCCTGGCGATGTGATCTCACAGATAGGCCAGCAGTTGGGTGAGTTCTTTGACTCGATGGACAAGATTGAAGCAGCGTTCCACGAGCAGGAACGCAAAGCACACGAGGTGCATGACGACAAGGATGGTTCGCTCAAGCGCATGGCATTGAACCGAGTGCTGATCAGATCAAGGCTGGAGCAGATGCACGCCGAGATCAGGACTCAGATGACTTGGAATACTCCGCAGGAGTTGGGTGATCTGTGGACTCGGTTCAACAGTATGTGGGAGCAAACACTGGAGGAACAGACTGAGGCAAGGCGCAGGCAATTGATTAAGGACAGAGAAGCCAGATGGCGACGAGACAGAATCCGCAACGCAATCAAGGACAACCTTATGGGACTCGCGGTGTTTCTGGTTCTGGCTCTCGAACTGTGGGGGATACTGTGGACGATCCGATTGCATCAGCAGAACGCACTGCCCTCATGGTTGGGCTTCTGATCACCATGACCATTATCCTTTGCATGACCATTGGCGTTGTTATTCTCAGTTTGAAACTAAAGCAGGAACGTGATGTGAATGAAATCCTGAAAGCAAAGATTGTTGGGAGACTGATTCAATGCCCATGAGATTCCTGTTGCTGGCTGTGCTGTTACTGGTTGGATGCCAGGACAGATAC